CCAGATGTAGTTGGATCAACTCTTGTCAAAGTACCACCACCAGTAGAATAAGAATTACTTGTTGTAACTTCACCAGTTGTAACAAGCACAGTTGTTCCTGCTCCTAATGTTGCAGTTGTTGATGATTTTGCACCAGTTCCTTCTGCAAAAAGTGCTAATTTGAAAGTGTTTCCACCAGAGTTTTTAAAATTGTGTACGCCTTCTAATAACTCTTTTTTAAAAGAAGTACACATCGCTTGTGTTATAGCCATATTAGAGTCTCCTTATATATTCAGCCGTTTCCTTTTGACCACTAGATCTCAAGGCTTGAATGATAGTACCACGCTCTTCTCTTCTTGCCAAGAGAAGATAATGATGAATAATTCCTTTGAGTTGTTCTTTAAATAATTTAGCTTGTTGTCTTACATGAGGTGGAGCTTGATCTGATATACTTGCTATTTTATCCACAGCCAAGTCTGCTATTTGTTCATTTTTTAATCCTCCTTGATGTGATGTTTTTACATTCACACTTCCTACTATTCCTGAACTTAAATCAAACATTCTTTTTCTCCTCGTAAGTTACTCCTGGTATATCTTTTCTACCAATAATATTAGGTGTTGCATCCAATGGTTCTGGTGGTTCTAATTTTGATTTTTTCGTAATTAACATATTACCTTGTGTGGTTGTAGAAACAAGTGGATCTTCAAGTCTATGATAACCATATAGTTTTTCATCTTCTGGCACATTCATGTCTAACAAAGATGAACTGTTTGCTATATGCACTTTAATCTTTTTTGAGATCGCTATTGCTAACCAAAACTCACAACAAGCTCTTCCAGCTTCTGCAAAATTAACTGCTTTGTGTGTAAAATCTATTCCATATAAATGTAAATCAGATACATTTTGAAAAACTGCGTAACCTAAAGCATAAGCCACTGTATTGTTAAAATAAGCATAACCAGTTTTTTGTATAACTTCTTGTAAAGGAAATTCTACAACATCTGGACATCTTTTATCTAAACAACAACTAAAAACAGGAATATTTATTTTTTGTTTTAATCTATCAGCCATAATATCTGTTTGTTTACCAGCATTAGGTGTATCAAGAAATCTTGAAGGTGGGTCCATCATAAAACATTTATCGTGATAAATAACTCCAGACATGGAGTTTATCGCCCAAACTTCATCAAATTTTTCGCTTCTAATTTTAGCTAATATATACTCTGAAAAACTATTGCCTAAACCAACAATAGCAACACTTTTACTTTTCATCTCTCTACCTTTATTGTTTTGGAACTCTGACCAAACCCTCCCTAAAAGCATCTGTGTTTTCTTGTCCTTCACCATATATTTTAAGTCTGCTTATGGCTTCTGTAAATCTTGCTGTATAAAGTTGTATTAAATCTGTCTCACCTTTCATAAAAGTGTAAGCCTCAACTAAACTTGCATAAAGTAAAGCATCAGGAGCATTGGTACTTATCCAAGTTGTACCAGAATCATCGGTTGTCAATGATGTAGGTCTATAATAATAATGTAATTCAACTGAATAATTAGAATCTGGAGTCGGTGCAATTATGAATGTATCAACATCGAATGAAGAATAAAATCTTGGACTGCCTGTGGTGTTTGGATTAGGATTAAATTGTTGTATATAATTAACATCTTTTTGTAATAAAAAAACATTTTCACTGCTTGAATTTACATAAGATAAAGAAAATGTAGATAAATAATCAGATGGTTTTTCTAAAAATTTATTACTACTACTCATAGTTCCAGTAACATTTTTTCTAAAATAATCTAAATCGACTACTTTAAATATTCTTTCTTCTGCGTTTTTAATAAAAAAAGGTATCTCTGCTACAAAAGTTGACTCATCATTTTGTGTCCATTCTTGAATAGAGGCTGTTAATGTTGTTAAAGTAAAACTCATGTTGTACTCACTGTTACTGTTCCTACTGATGCTGTTGCGCTAAAAGATGTTAACAAACTTCCTAAATTACCTAATCCAACATTTGTGTAAACAATAAATTCTTTATTATCATCTTTAACATCTGGTCTTGCATTTCTTAACGCTTGTGGATCAGTTGGAACTCTTGGTGGTGTTAGTTGAGGATGTTTTTCTTCGTATTCATCTTTGCCAACTAAAGAACCATTCCATTCCTTACGCATGTCTTTTAATCTATATCTGAATCCAGAACGATCTGATAGTCCAAAAGCGTGTTTACCAGATGCAAAAACTCCCATTATCCTACCTTATAATAATTAAGTTGTGGCGTTACAGTAAATGAAGATCTGTCTCTATCTTCACCCATAGCTCTTTCAAACTCTTCTTCATATACAGTCTTTAACAACTGTATTCTATCTGGAGCTTTTTTCATAGATATATAATATGCTAATCCAGCAGTCAAACAAGGATAAAATCTAAATGGTATCTCCATAGTATTAACTTGTGTGTCTGCATCTTGTATTCTTGTAAGTGCATCATATACAATAATATCTGTGCTGTTTTCTGGTGTGGGCCAAATCTTTAAATTAGGTGTTATTTGTCTATCAAGAAAAAATTGAGTTGTTCTACCAGTAGTTGCTTTATTTGGTATCGCTAAATAAGTATCTCTGCTTATACGAGTCATACTAAAGTCTGTATCACTTCTTCTTACGACTGCTGAGAGTATATCTATAACGTCTGTTCCTAAAGAATATTCTCTATCACTAGCAGTTAAAGTTTGTGTTCTTTGTTCTATAGTCCATTGATTCAAACCTCTATTAGCCCATTCCGCTAACATAATATTCATGGATCTTCTAGCAGTTTGTAGATCATAACCAGTGCGAGCTTCTAATCCACATCTTTCAAATGCTTCTTCAATATATTCAGCTACGTCAAGTTCAAAATTTGTGGAGCTAGATGTTGTCATTTCTTTTTTCTCCTAAGAGCTTTTACTCTTCTTGGTTTACCTGCTGGTTGTCCTATTCTATTCTTTTGACTTATTCTACTTCTTTTTTCAGCCGCTGTCATCTCTGATCTAGTTTTAGGTGTTTTAGAACTAACTCGTTTACTAGGTCTACAATAAGGAGTGCCTCTCTTCTCGCCTTTTTTACGACCACATGGTTTACCTGTTTTAACGTCTTTCCAATCTTCTTTAAACCACCGTTTAAGGGCTAATCCAGATTTTGTTTTTCTTACAGCCATTATCTATACTTTGTAACTTTACGTCTATTACTCATAACGATACCACAGCCACGAGCTATGTTTTTATTTTTAGCAGGTCTCTTACGTTTTTGTTTAGTAACATTGCCACCATTTTTTAATTCTATAACACCACCTTCAGCTTTCTTTTTAGCTTTCTTTTTGCCTCCAGTGCCATAATTTGCTGCACCTACTTTACGGCATTTTGCGATAGCTCCTGAAGCATACGCACTTGGAAATACTCTATATCTAGCTTTTACCTTGTGATAACATGCGTCTTTTGGCATTTTTTTTCACCTTTACAATTTTTTTATTTTTCTTTTTCTTTCCAAAAGGTTTGGATATTTGTTTACTCATTTGAGATCTACCCATAACCATTATAATAACTGCTCCAATCCACTAGCAACAATAATTAATGATACAATCATCCACAATCTATTGTCTAATTTTTTCAAATGATCTTGAATTTCAGCATATCTTTTGTCACAAGACTCTTCGTGTTTTTCTAGTAATTTTAAAACTTCTGTCGCTTTCATTAACACTTCCATCTTCTTCTTGCCTGTCTAATTCTTGAATTAGGATCATTTCTTGTTTTAGCTGACGCTCTTTTAAGCTGTCCTAATGATCTTGCACAATAAGACTTACGTCTTTTAGCAGCTTTGCTACCAGGTTTAACTTTGCCAGTAACAGCAGTTTTAAGTTTACTACCAGGATTTTCTCTTCTATATCGAGCAACACCTGCCTTAGTCATTCCCGCACCACTTTTAGTGGAGCGGAAATACTTTTTAGTCTTAGGTGGTTGTTTGTCTTGTTTTCTAGCCATTAGGACAAAAACAAAGTAAGTTTGTTACCACTGCCAGTAAAAGCATGTATGTATGCTCCACTTTCAGCCAACACTCCTGCATCTGGAATGTTCAAAGTATGTAACCCAGTTGGAAAACTCTGAACCAATATATCTGATCCACCTGAACCATTTTTAATGGTTAATGCACCAGCAGAATTACCAAAAATTACTATTTGTCTTATCCTTGATCTTGCAGGACCTACAACCGCTGCGGCATCACCTTGATCGTGATTAAATGCTTTTACATCAGACCTAATCGCCATAAATGCCTCCTATTAAGCTGCGTAACCCATTAACTCTATAAATAATTTACCAGCAGTGTAATCAGCGTCTGTTGCATCACCAGTTGTTAAATATAAAAAAGAATCTGCGGCAGGAACAGCGGAAAAGTAAACTTTACTTCCTAATGTTGCATCACCTGCGTTCACTAATAATGTTTCAGTCAAATCACCAATAGCACCGTCTTCTACTCCAGTTCCTTCTGTTGCAGAATGCACATTAATATCAGGATCACCACCAGCAGGTGCTTCAAAACATTCCATGCTACCAGTAAGTATAGTGCCATTTCTAGCAGCAGTTATTTGACCTATGTGACAAACTAGTGATGTGCCATTAACACCAATAATATCGCCTGAACCAGTTGATCTTAAACCAGTTAAGTCTATTAATATTCTTGTTGTAATTATTCCACCAACTCTTTGAACAGAGCTTCTATAGATAGTTC